GTAACCTTTTGCACCTGCTTGTTCTTTCCTGTCAAACTCCTGTGCAATTTCCTTGACTACCCACTCTGCCACCTCTTGCACAAAAAGTTCGGTTTTAGATCGGTCTTCACAGAAGTAACGTTCTCCCCATTCGTTCAATTGTTCTTGTTTAGGTCTCATAGTACATGTTTTGGTTTAAATAAAAAGAGACCCGAAGGTCTCACTGAAAGTACTCGAATTTTTGTGAGAACGCGGCCCTCATCACAGACTGCATGTTTAGGGCAATGTCTAGATCTGTGCTGCAGTGGATTTTGTCGTCCAAAAGCTCAGGTATGACGAATGGTTGACTCTGTGTAATCTCGTCTTTGTAGAAGTAAATGCGGTGCTTAACACCAGTTCTTTCACAAAGTTCGTTGATTCTCTTTGCCTCCTTCACGAAGTTTTCACCGTGGCCCTTAATGCCGTCGTCTCGACACTCAAGATCAAGGTACTTGTGAAGCATCTCGTGCAAGAGAATGCTTCTTGTTTTTACAGGGTCACCTGCAATTACGCGAGAGAGGCGAATTGTTCCGAACCCACGTCGTGCAGACGTTTTGTATGTGCCAAGAATTCTGCGACCCATGCGACCATCCCACTTTAGGGTGTCGTATCGCGACCAAGTTTCTCCGTTTTCGTCTGTCCGAGTCTTACAGGGAAGAACTGGTAAGTCCCCGTTGAAGTAGCGGGCGTTAAATTCTGCGTAAATCTCTCCAAGATCGTACATCACCGTGGGATCCGGGCAGAACCGGTGAAAGAACGACTCAGAAAGGGTCGATTTTAGTTCCATACACCTACTATAGCGTCTTACGATTGAAAAGGCAAGCGGGGAAACCGTCCTCGAAAGGTTCGGTTAACCGTCGCTTGCCCGGTGAAAGTGCTGCTAGGGACTAGCAGATCTCAGTTAGCTTTGTAGCTGTACGTGAGCTTTGCTTGGTGCTTACCGTAATTCTGTTTTTTCACAGACCAGGACACGGCTAAGTTCTCCCTGGTCACTTTCTTACCTTCTCGGTCTTCAAGGGGGAAGTCAAAGACGTCAACAGTGTTTCGCTGAGGATTGACAGCAACGAGCAAGACTGAGTCTGGCTTATCTGCTTCAGATGCGAAGTTGATAGGGCTTATCTCAGCAGAGTTCGCACAAGCGACCAGTGCGTTATCGGCTCTACGTGAAATGACGCGAGTGAACACTCGCAGTCTTTTACCGTTGTCCGTAACAACGTCCACGTACTTTCCATCCGTTTCGTCAGCAGTTCGGCCCCGAAAGACTTCACGCACGAGGTCTCGCCCCAGCCAGCGGGTGTCGAGTGCTACATCCCTCACAGACCCGTCGGGTCGGGGGCTTAGGGTGGGTGCAGTAAGGAATCGCGTAGCACGAAGGAGAATTTGTCCAGCGTGCTGCTTATCAAGGGGCTGAGCAGTTTGGGTAAGCATTTTGGTTGTCGGATTGACTCTTTAACTATACCGTTTCTATAGGGCAGAATAAAGGGGGTTAACCGCCCTAAGGTAAGGGTTAACCGTTCAACCCCTTCACCAAGTCAGTCGTGGTCAGCTTGGTCTACACTAAATCCGGCACGAGTCGCAACTATGACGTTGTCCGAACCAAACATGATCTTCATGATCGGCTCCATAACACTTGATGTGAGTAGCTTCGCCAGGGAGTGTGTGGACTCAACGTTCACGCCATCAAACTTAGGGTCCTGGTCCGACCATACCTCATCCTTCTCACCGTCGTACTCACCCCAGCTCGTCAGGTCGTCAAGATCGTCTCCTTCGGCGTTCGTGAAGTACGGGTCATGCACGCTAAACGTACACGGATCCCCATCGTTGAAGTACGGGGCGTATTGAGACCACGTTACGGCCTTAATCGCAGGGTTCTTTTCCCAGAACTCAGCAAAGTACTCTTTTAGCCTCTCCTGAGCGACCTTTTGGAATCTCTCTTGTTGCTCTGTAAACTCTTGAATAAGTAAGTCGAGGGATTGTGACATGGTTTAGTCTCCGATTGGAATGAATTTGGTTTGTTTGTTGGGTGACTTGTTAGTGCCAGACATCCACGGTTGTGCAACCATGTTGTTTAGGTACTTTTCGACCGTGGGAATGAACCCGAGGTCTTGAATAATGTGATCTTCGGCGATGTCTCGGGGAGAGTAAGTTATTCCAGCAGAGTTTGTGCGTGTGCGACCGAACATCTGCTCAACGACAAAACACCCGAACGACGAGTGAAGCAATGCCCGGTGACGAATGTCTGGAAAGGCAATCTTGCTACTGTCAATAAAGTCGTCGATATCGGCGTAGTCGTCTGGGGAGCCTCCGTACTTTCTGGCATGTATCCTCCCGTGTAGAAAAGGTTTCATATCAAATGTGGAAGTTTTAACAAAGTTTTTCGTCAGTCTTTCAAGATCGTGGCTGACTCCATGAGGTCTCCCGCTCAAGCCGAACTTTGTAAGTTTCTTTAGAAGTGTCGTACCAAAACTCAGGATCTTTTGCTCGGCACGGTGGCACATTCGTGAAGTTCTCCTCACGTGGTAAAAGCTTGGACACTTGTCGTATGCATTCCCGAGTAATCTCATCAACCGTTTGACACCCGTCGATTGTAACCACGGGGTAACATTTCAGTCCCAGTTGTTCGTTGGGCTTTTGAAATCCCGTAAGTATGCGGTTGAAAAAAGGTCGTTCTGACCGCTCAAATCTGTCTCGGACAGTCAGCCCTTCGTTTTCTCGCCTTGAGAGCCGTCTCATAGACTCATCAACGGGAACGTCAAAAAACAGTTCTAAGTCGGGGTACAATACTCCGCAGGCAAGTTCGTGGGCTTTCTCTACTGCATCAGGCCCCAAACCTCTTCCCCACCCTTGATAGGCCAGGGTACTCGCGTAAAACCGGTCGCATAACACCCAGTTGCCCTTTTCTAGCTCCGGCATTATTACTGTTGCAACGTGCTGAGCCCGGTCGGCCATGAGCAGTAAAAGTTCGGCTTTCGGTGTGATCGCAGCCTTAGGGTCCTTAAGCAAGTCTCGCACACCGGGTAAACATCCTGGCTCTCGAGTTGTAACCACCTTAACTCCCCATGGTAGTCGACCGCTGGTAACAAGCCACTCGAAAACAGCCTTAAGCTGAGTTGTTTTTCCGCAGCCGTCAAGACCTTCAAAGGTTATTAACTGTCCTGTGTAGTTCATAGCGAAATTGTTCGAATATAGTTTTGGTAACGGGTGAAGCGACCAACAGACGCTTTCACGTTCAAGCTCCGACAAGCTTCACAGTAGGAGAGAAACTCGTACCACGGGGTTGTGGGATCTAAAGTCTCGAGCTTGGCCTCTGCCCGTGTCTCAGAAGTACCATGGCCCTTAGTCATGTCTCAGCCACGGAGGCGCCCTGAAAAAGTTTGCAAGATCGTCTGGGGATTGGGGTCCAACTAAATGAGAGGAAGGATCCGCAAAGCCGAGGTTCATCCCGTCGATAAGTTCGTCGAGAGACCCCGGCTCAGGCTCCCCCGAGATTGCCCTCCGACGTGCTTTCTGAAGGATCTCGTAGGCGTGGCGATTGTGGTCTGACCATTTCTGAATAAGGGAAATCTCCTTAAGGGAAATCTCCTCGTGTCTTGAGATACGGTCGGCAATATCTTGTAGCTGGAGTCGTGTGTCAGTGGACAACATTTGACTGAAGGGTTGGGGTACTAACCTGGAAGTTGAGCTCCGCTCAGCGTCTGTGCTCAAAGGTCGAAAGACGCCAGGGAATGTGCTAAACAGATTTCGTCTAATGCTTGCTTGCATTGTTCGGCGCAATCAACTAGAACTTGAGCGTAGTCAGCCCTACCGATGTCGTCCACTCTGTCAATGTCACGTTCGAAAGACGCTTGCTTCTCCTTAAGCAGGTCGTTTATGAGCGACCATGTCTCGCGAGGAAGTGAAACAGAAATAACGGAATCAATTTTCATGGTTGTTGTTTGGCGTTGAGGGTGTTGTTTTGGCAGGTGGGAAGCACCACGAAGTTGCTCTACCCTGAACTTTTCAACAAGCTCCTGTCTCTCTGGCACGACATTAGGTAGGTGGAAGCTCATTTCGGCCATGGTAGCCATTATGTCTCTTCTTTTCCTAGGGGGGTGGTGCGAGTGTGTATGAATCATTGCATAACCTGAACACAAGGAATCCCAAGTTCTCTCACAACTTTACAGTTGTCTTGGTTGTCGTCGTACCAAAGCGAAGGACGTCCGAAATCTTCAATAATTGCGAGAGCTTGCTCGGTCTTAACGTAGTGGTCGGGGCGATCGTCCCCGTCCTCTCTCATGTATAAGGCGTCGAACTTAACACCCACACTTTGTAGCCAGTTTTCTGAGTTGGCTCGAAGACGATTTGGGCGAGCAGTGGATATCACGATTGAAACCCCGGAGTCAGCCAGCAATGTCGCAAGTTGAACGAGTGGCAAATTGGCTCGAAGCGTTGCAACATTATCTTCGTAATACCACTCACTCGTGAGTGTCATGTCAATGTCAAACACTACTAAGGGGTTATTTTTAGGTGTCACGACACAAGGGCAATATAAATACTGTCTAGTTTTTGAAGCAATATGTTCATTTTCGCTGCCTCGCTCACAGCCAAATCAAGCTGTCCACGTGTCACATAAGTGGCAATTACCTGACTCGCTTGTGCCCTGAAGGTGGAGGAAAAGGCTTCGGCACACTGAGCTAAAACTAGCCAGTCTGAGTTGGGGAGACTCACCGAACGGTGAATTTCTTCACCTTCACCTTCACCTTGTGTGAAGACCTGTGTAATCGCGGAAGTATGGCTCATGGGTTAGGATTGGGGTTTTTTGGCCATTTCAAGCTGAGCCTTGTAGAGTGCCACCCTCTTCTGGGTACCCGTCTTAACGAGGTTCAGATGGTTGAGTGTTCGAGTGGGGTTTGTTGGTTTCATTAGGTATGGTGTCGCCTCTTGTGAAGTTGGTTTAGGAAGAGAAAGCCCCCTATCTTAGTGAAAACCTCGATTGGTTGCCACCTTAGGTACGAAGAGGTAAGATACCACTTTCCTTCGGCATTTTTGTAAACTTTCCCCACGAGTACATCCGTAGTGGGGCACTTGTAGGTTACGAACGATGGGAAGTTAAACCCAACTCGAAGGGGTGACTTGTACGGGGCAGGTTTATCGTACACGGTTGACCTCCTCCCAGTAGTCTGATCGTGGTTTGCTGTTTTTCGTCACAACTCTGACTCGGACCGTAGCTTTTCGCTTTCTAAGCATTTCAGCCAAGGTGGCCCTGAGTTTAGGGTCCGTGGTGGTATTATAGGCTTGTTCGAGTCTCTCGTAAACTGCGGCCCGGTTCGGGATCTGCAGGTTTTCCTTGTTCAGTACCTCAGAGCTGAGGTCCAGGGTTCCTAGTTTACCTTGAATTTTGTTCCTTCCGAAGTTCCCCGAGACTCTGCCGTTCGTTCGAAGTTTCGGCTTAATTTTGCTTAAGTTGCTGTTTTCCATGTCCTACACATGCTCCACAGAAAGATCGCGAGAAGCTTCGCATGAGTATTGGAAAGCCAAGTCCATGAGGTAGTCCTCTACTTGCCTGAGCTTTTCAAGAGCCGCTTCCCGTTCCTCGCAGAATAACTCCCATGCTTCCTCATCCCTAGTACCGCGAGAGGGGCAGTTCGCTTGGATAAGTTTCTTTCGGGCATCGTGAACAGACGCCCAAACCCCGTTGTACTCAGACGCAAGGGCAGAAGCATTAGTTTCACTCTTCTCAGTGGCAGGGGTGCAGGTCATTGCTTTGCTTGCGGGTGGGACTGAGGGGTCAACTTTTGAAGGAGGCAGGCGCGGCGAGCTCTCGCTTGGCGAAGAGCTTGGGGCTTGGTCCTGCCCTTTCGTTTCCTGCCCTTTTGGCGGGGTCCGAGTTTGGAGCGGACTGAGTCGTTTTCCATACATTTACTATACCGTTTCTGCGAGGCAGAAACAAAGGGCGAAAACCGCCCCATGAAGGGGGGTTAACCGCCCACTCTCCCACAAGGACTAGTTAGGGACTGGATTGTGTATTAGCCCAAAGACGTTCAGGGTTGTTCCAACTACAATGACAGCTACTACATCCCACTGCTTTTTCTTTACAAAAAAGGGAAGGCTCAGAGTGCTCCCTGTAATCAGAATTAATAGGCCCACCTTGCGGTCCAAGAAAAGCAAAACAAATTGTCCAACTACCAACGCAATATTTCCAAGGATGCGGAGGTAAGTGAGTCTGGGGCGGACACGTGGGTATTTCATGGTCCGAAGGTGTGATCGGTAGTTATTCGTCCTACGAAACAACCTTGAGTGTTTTTAGAATCTTGCTCAACCGTGCTGGCTTCAAGTACGACTTGAACTCTAAACCCTCAAAGAGTGCTTCTACACTCTGTTCAGACGGCGGTGAAGATGCGTACCACGACAAATCGGGAACATCGTCCTCAAGAGTGACCAGGCGAAGGTTACTAAAGAATGTGGACGCAGCGGGAATAACCTTAGGGTGAAATGCTATACGATCAGCAAGGGACAACTCTGAGTTTGTACCACTGGTGTGGCACTCTTGGATTATCTTCACAGCGGTCTTCGGGCCAACGCCGGAGACACCTGATATGTTATCTGAGGAGTCCCCAGACAAAGCCTTGAAGAACTTGACGTCTGAGGGGGGAACACCGAAGTGCCCTTTAACACCCTCAATGTCAACCAGCTCCATTTTCTTAGCTGAGTTGAAAAGCAGCACCTTTACTCTGTCGTTGACAAGCTGAAGCAAGTCCTTGTCGCAAGTCAAAATGTGAACTTCACTGTATCCAGGAGAGTTACGAGAAATATGAGCTACAACATCGTCCGCCTCAAAGCCCTGGGCACCCACTGGCGAAAAGCCAAGAGCTGGAAGGACGTCTTCAACCAGGAGGGAAAGGTCGGAGTAGTGCTCAACGCTGGCTTTTTCTCGATTCGCCTTATAAGTACCAGATTCTTTCTTGCGAAAGTTCCCACCCCTGTCGGTGCAAGGAACTACGCAATCGTACTCGTACTGAGCCATTACGGCGAATAAGGCGTTGCAAAACCCATAAGTCCCAGTTACCGGTGCTCCATAGCTCGTAACCATTTCACCCATAGCTCGCCAGAGAGCTGAGCGAGAGCGAAAGAATAGCGCGGATGTGTCTACGAGAAGCAGTTTCATTGTTTTGGTGTCGGAACTTGGCTCTATACTAGTCCCTGTAGGGTTACCGTGAGAACTGGTGAAAAGTATTTCGAGTAACGTTGTAAGCGGTTAGGCGACCCTTTGGCTTGGAGTATGCGCATGTGTCAATATTTACGCGTTGCCCCATCACAATCGGGATATAGTCCTGTGGGGGCTCTTCGAAGTTGGTGGGAGTATGCCCGTGAACAACTTTCTTCAGTCTCGGGTTCCACCCTTCGAATTCCGGCCCATAGGTCAAGAAAGGTTGACGAATCCATAGCAGTGCCTCCCCCCTTCCATCGACAATGAGCTTTGCAGGGTCGTGACCGGGGTAGATCCCCGCGTGAATGAAGAGAGTGTCCGCAATTGTCATGTATAAGGGCAGCTCCCGAATCCACTCCTTATGCTTTCTTTCCATCTCACCCACCTGGTCATAGTTTCCGCCGTTTTGAACCCACAGCACGTAGCTACTACCGAATGGGTCTTCCAAAGCATCAAGAAACATCCTCTCGTGGTTCCCCATCAGGGCATAAAAGGCTTGAAGCCCCCAACTTTCCGGATCATCGAGGAGATTTTTCGTATGCTCCAAAACTTTCAGGTCGCCCCTACCACGATCAATCATGTCACCTAAAAGTATGACGGTGGCTTGAGACCCTTTCACCCAATTCAGAAATTGTTCGAAAAGAGTCCAGGTCGCGTGAATGTCCCCCAGAGCAACTACGTCCCCCGGCTGTATTTTGTTGTCGTAAGTTATCATCTTGTCAGTATATAAAGTCAATACGGTGGAAGGGTTCGTTAGTGATATTCTTGATGGAAGCTTGTAAGGAGGCGTGCATGCGCTCAATCACCTCTTCTGGAACTTTACGGTCGCGAGAAGCATTCTGGCGTAGGCAAACGGCGAGGGGCTTTTCAATGACTACCGCAGTAACCTTATCGTAACCGTATGAGTTCAGCATAGCAATTGCTTCCTTGCGGTAAGCTGCCCTGTAATGTGTTCCGTCCATAATCACGGTGCGACCGACACTCTCCTCCAGAATCTCCAGCATACGGTCGTGAATCTCGGTGTAGTTTCCCTGAATGTCCGCGTTCCCGTAGAGCTCGGCGCGGATTTCATCGCCGGAAAGTACAACGGCATCTGGGTGAAGCTCTAGTAGCTTAGCCACATGGGTTGACTTACCGGAGCCGGGGGCACCGACCATCACGTATGCTTCGAGGTTGTTTTCCATACTTGTATTATACCGTTATTCCTCGTCAGGGCAAGGCGGGAAACCGCCCAAGGACAAGCGGTTTACCGGCCAACTTTAGCTTTTGGTCTCAGACCGGAAAAAGTTATACTCTTCAACCCACTCATGAAGAGGGTCCTCATTCACAACGTCCCCACTGTTGTTCACATAGTCTTGAACCACCCAGGCAATCTCTCTAAACTCAAGGTCGTTCCAGGGCCATGACGCACCCACTTTGACGCCAGGGTAGCTCCTAAGCAGATACCTTAGCTTTTCTTTGAGCCTTTCGGAACTTTTCATTGTTTCTCAAGAGTGTTGCAAGTTTTAAAGCGTACCTGTTCCCCTGAAAAGGTGCAGGGTTTTTGCCTTGGTCTAAAACCTTTCTCAGCGCCGTGCTCGAACCACTTCGTTCGTTCTCGTGAAAAGAAACACCAAAGAAGTGAGAAAGTTGCAATCCGAGAGAAGCTTGGTCGGACCCCAGAACGAGAACCACTTCGCTTGGCTTCCTGTTTTTTAGAGCATCTGACAACCCCGCATAGGGATCGATGGCCTTTAGAAATGATACCCTACTCAGGTCAATGCTCGCTTGGCGGCACAGCGTCCGCAGAAGTAAAACTCGAAGGTCCCAGTCGTTATTCTGTCTCCCTAAGGACACATACACTTTAGCGGTCGAACCAAGGGTGAGCAACTTTTTAACTAGCTCAACATGGCCGGGGTGGCCTATGTTAAACCTCCCGAACGTTACAGCGGTTTTCACAGTTGTTTTGGGTGTCAGTTGTTTTGGGTGTTTTCGGGACCGGTTGCCCTATCAGTTCGAGCAGGGGGGCTTCAGGGTCGTAGTGCACGTACCCCTTTCGAGAACCTTGCCACATTCGGCTAGGGTCCATGCTATGCTTGTCCGCCACCCCTTTCCCAGCTAACGCGGCAAGTGCTTTGATAAAGCCATGAGTTTCTTCGTAGGAAACATTTAGATTCACGTCAACTTTCCACAGGAGCCGGTAGGAGCTTTTTCCAAGGTGTTGGCCGTCAGAAAACGTTCGGTAAGCGAGCCAAGGCTTGTAGCCTAGCTCAGTGTAAAGCTTGACCATTCTCCCAGGGTTAACCTCACACTTGTCAAAATCCACTCCAATGAGAGTTTGCGTATGCCAGCACAAACGCTGATACTGAAGCTCCATAAGGTCGAGTCCTTTGAACAGACAACCGTAAAAGGTACATCCTTTCTCGGTAACTAGCTCAAGGAAGACCCCGTCACTGAGCGACTCCCAGGGCCTTTGAATCATGTAGTCCCGAAGCTTTCCGTACTCCTGAATTGTTTCAGGTTTTTGTAGGCGCCCTCGGGGGTCAATTTGGCAGAGAATACTTTTCGGCACCTTTAGCTCGTGAAGTTAGTCAGTTGAAGATGAATCTTTCGTTATACTCAGCTTTTATGTCCTGAAACTTTGCCCTAACCTTCCTTTCTAAATCAACTTCCGGCACTCCGTAGATAATTGCAGGCCAAAATAAGTCCGCAATTCTGCCGTCTCCGCCACCATCCCAGTTGTTAAAGGAATGTTGTGCAACTTGTTCGACGAAAGAATTAAGTGGGAGAAGTTTTGGCATACTAAACTTTGTTGAGGGGGCTAACGAGAAAGAACCAGCAGCCGTTGGCCATCCAAGAGTGCGTTTCCCTATCGTCAAAAACTAGCGCGTCCCCTGGCCTCATCAATGTCATTTTTCCGCCAGCGTAAAATTCGCCTTCAGATATGAGCTGGCTGCAGTAGGGAGCTTCGTCGTCAGGGGTGTGCCCCCCGAGAAAAACCAGGAGAGACAAACCTGACATCTGGTAGTCTTCGTGCGAACCTACGGACCCTTTCCCGTACACAACCGTGGCGCCCTCGCGGCGCATATTGTCAGTCGGGGATGGAAACCTGTATTGCTGTTCTGCACGATTTAGAAGCAAAAGTGCCTCTTGCAAAGTGGAGCGAAGCCAGTCTGGAACTGACCTAGATCCAACATCCCCCAGAGTCCACAACCGTGGGTCGGACCTACTGGTACCCGCTGCGTCTTCTGACACCGACCGCAGGAGTTTTTCAATAGTGAAGTTAGGGACGGTAACCTTGCCGTCAATTTTGATGGCACGCTTCATACTCGGAGAACTAAGCTCGCTTACACCCCCATTATAGCTCTTTTGACTGGGGAAGGCAAGGGTGGAAACCGCCCTTTTCACAGGGTTTTAAGTATAGCCCGCAGAATCTGAGACTCTTCTTTCTGTAGCTCTAATCTCCTCCGCCTCAGTTTTAGCTTAGTTCGCCTCATCTCCCTAACTCGACTTTCCAAGGAAAGTGCACGCACCTCTGCTAAAGAGGATGCTTGCCTCAGAGGCAAAAGCCAGTCAGTCTCGTCTAGGAAGGGGGACATTCGTCCAGGCACAGACCAACGTCAAGGTTAAGCTCGTCAAGAGCACTTTGAACTTCCGACCTTCCTGTGTTCTCGTAGACCACACTTCCCTCACTACCCGAGAAACCCTCAACAAATTCGTCAAGGTCGTCTAAGTCAGCGTACTTTTCAATTAGGTCAGTGTACCCTGCGTTAAGCACGGACTGAAAGAAGCCGTCGTCGTCAAGTTCATCAATTGCCGCTTTTACGGAGAGGGAGTATACGCGGAGAACTTCGCTTATTGGTGCGTTGTTAATCACTCGTGAAATCACTTCATTCACGAATTCTGGTTTGTCTTTAATTGTCATTTTGCATGTGTATAACGGTTTCTTTAGCGCCGTTGAACTTCTATGTGTTCAAAGGGGAAACCGTAAACGGAAGAGGGGGGATTTGAACCCCCGGAGGTTTAACCCTCTACAGTGTTCGAAGCTGCTGCTTTCGGCCGCTCAGCCACTCTTCCTTGTCACCGTGGTGGGCCACTCCTGTGTCGTTCACCGGATATGGCCTGTGGGTGTGTTCTTTAACGAGTTTTCGAGGACTTGAAACTAAGTAGGCGTGTAGGGAGTCGAACCCTAACTAGCCGGTAATCTGCCGGAGAGGACTTTATAATGGTCCCTGTGCACCGTACACCACACGCCCAGGATAGGGAACCACCGTGTGAGGTGGAACCCAAGGTAAAGCTCAGACAGAGGGAGTTTGAACTCCGACCGCCAAGTCAAATTCGTCTAGAGCACTTTGAACTTCAGTGCTGGTGCTTGCCTCGCTGAGTCTTAGGAGGAGCTTTGCGCCGTCGGGGTTTTCGACGCCAATTCGTGCGGCACGATCAACTAGAGAAAGATTTGCCATTTTGTATTGTTGCTGTTGTTGTTTAGTGTGGCTGCAAAGGCAACCTACGCCCTGAGAGGGATTCGAACCCACGACCGGTGTCTTAGAAGGACAGTGCTCTTCCACTGAGCTACCAGGGCTTTCACGTTTAGAATAGCGTTTCACAAGGGGAGTAAACCTTATCTGCAAGGCACCCTTGACTTAAGCCCCCTCTCCCGCGTCATTGGACTCCCCTCTCACCCACTCAACCCAGTAGTCTCGCGGGCACCGCATGTTTGCCATGGTTGTCTTAGCGGGAAGAAAGCATCCGCACTCGTCACAGGTTGAACTTTTTTCTTCAAAGGATCCGCACACATTGCTCTCACAAATTGAGAGTCGGTCCTTTGCCACTTGGCGAGGGGCAAACGACGGATCTTCCAGCATTCGTTTAGCTGTGTCAATCAATGATGCGCCGAAACTTCTGCGGCAACATTCTGGCTCTTTATTCGTTTGTTCCAACGTTGCTCTGCGAAAGGTCTGTACAGTGTAATTTACCCGGATCAGTCCGTAAAGGTGCACAAGACCGAGAGATGCTTGTACAAAATACTCTCATCGAAAAACCGGTACTCCGACGAAAACTCTTCTCTCTGCTGAAAGTGTTCGAGCTCTTTTAAGGTGGCCCTAACGACCGGGCAGTCTGAAACGTAATCCTTGTACCAGAAAGTGTTGAACTTTGGAATGTACTTCCACCTATCTCCGTGCGGAATCCAAACTTTTTCAAATTCTATTTCGAATAGCGAGAACGGGTCGTCCCATTCTTCAGGATTTACGACGCTTAACTGCTGAACGATATCTTTCGTATCGTCGAGAAACCACTGAAAGTGCGTGCTGTTGGGGGATACTTTCCATGTTAGGTTGACAATAAGATAGGGGATGTCGGGAAAGTCCCCTGACTGCACCGAAACCTTCTCGGCCACCCTTAAGCTAGTGATTGCCGTTTTCATCTTCCTCCGAAATGTTTGAAACTTCCGGGGTTCCCCTCAAAAGAAGCGTCTCAAAGAATTCGACCACGTCTATGCGATTAGTCGTATCAACTCCCGCCGTGCGACAGAACTCGATCGCTTCGTACTCAAAGGGGAAGAACGGGTTGGACAAGCCGAAAGATTTAAGTCTCTGCAGGAAACAGTCTCGGATTGCGCCATAAAGGGGTGGGAAATCGGACTCGTTAAGTTCGACGGTGCGTTCAACTTTCGACGGTGCGTTATACGTGATTTTCATACTACTCAGTGGGGTGTACTGAATGGGAATTACGTTCAATAACTTGTTCCAGGAAAACAAGTGCTTGTTCGTCAGTGTCGAAGAAGTGGCCTGCTGCATTCGATCCGAGAAGCACCTCTCCCGCTTCTTTAGGTGTGAGAGTAAAAGCACCAACCCCTCCCATAACCTGCGCGAAGCCCGCCAGACAGTGAGTGGTCCCGCACGTGTGAAAACCTGCTTCGTTCGATGGTTCCTTCCAGAAGGACCAATCTTCGTAAGTTGTTCTGTCAGTGTCAAACCAGAGCTTGTGCCACCTCTCCATGTGGAGGTTTTTCCGGTCGCGCTCAACAATCCATAGTGCGACATGGAGGAGATTGGCTTCCTGTTGGTCGGGTGTCAACCCTCCCAATTCTTCTACGTTTCTGTACTGGCACTCATCTAAGGCGTCAAGGGCGAGTAGGAAATTCGCCGGGATATGCGGGAGCGGAGGGAGCCCTTGTGATGTGCACATCCGGTGAGCAACCCGAGTGGCTTCAGCTGGCGTCAGTGCTTCGGTGCAAGTTGCTGTGGTCATTGTTTCGTTCGAAAATACAATAGTTTGTTTGGAAAAGGTGAACGGTGCGGGGTTTTCCTCGCCCAGCAAACCTAGGGGAAAGGCTTACGCGTTACAAAGTAAGTTGAGACCCCTTGGTCGTTGCAAATGTGGAGACTTAGGGTCCTCTCGGTTATGTACGGGTCTGCACGAACTGAGTTACTCACCAGCTTGCACTTTTCGGCTAAAACCTTCGCTTCTTCCCTCTCAATCTCAGCGTTGTGCTCTTCCGCTCTTCGGTAGCTCAAGTTAATTACCGCCACCACTAGAACTGCTAGCCCTAGCGCAGTGACAATAGTCACTAAGCCAAGGATACCGCCAACATACGGGTTCTCAGTTTTCATACTTCGTGAAATACCACTTCTGTTAACTCTAAGGACTGAAAATGATCGCGCAGCGCCGTTAGCGCTTCTTGCTTTGTATTAAAGAAAACGTCCGGGCCTGGGCAACCGTCTACGCCTTCATTAAAGAAGGTAAGGAACCACCACCATAAGAACTTGTGTTCGCAGTAGAACCGGCTAATCCTTTCACCGTTTTCGGTACGGATTTCTTCTCGAATGCGGTACTTCATTGGGGTTGAGGGTCGGGGGGGATTGAGGGCTAGCCAACTAACTTTAGCGTGTTCACGGCAAGGGAGAGGGGGCGGAAAACCGCCCATTCCCCTTGGTAAGATCTTGGGAGCGGGACCCTTGGGCCCGGTGCCCTAGGGCTAGACAGTAGCCATTTCAAGGGCTACTTCCATGGCCCGCTGGTTGATGGTTGCGCCTTGACCGAAGTTTGCGTAACCGAAGCGTCCGGTCTCGCTCTTTCGACTACGATTGGAACTAAAGTCCGTAACCGCATTCATGGCATCGTAAAAGGTGCGACCTTCGTTACCAGCGCCGTTGTAAAACAAGTCGTTGAGAACGTTGACATTGCGCATTTTGTCCGCTTCTTTCTTGTAAGTCGCCTCAAGGAAGGCACGGAATTGGGTTGAAGTGCAAGTTTCCGAGGCGATGACTTCAACGCTTTCAGAATACTTCTTCATGGCGCTATTCACAAAGTCAAGCACTGCGGTGCTCTCAAGAATGCGCTCGTTCACTCCGGAAGAGTGGCGGAATTTTTCTCCGATGTTAGAGTAAGCCATCGAAAAAGTGTTGCCGCAAATTACGCGAGTGGCAACCGGACCGATGGCCACGGAGGCGTTTCCCGTGTGCCCATTCAGAAGAGTAATGTAGGCGTTGTAGTCCTCGCCAACTACACGAAACTCCTGGTTGATTTTCGCCTGTGCAAACACCTTGGCCCCGTGAGCCAAGTATCCCATGTTTTCCACTACCAGAAGCCCCTCTTCAACCATAGGGTTGATCATCTGGAGAAGCTGGGCATTTTGCACCACCTCGTACCCGGTGGAAACATATCCGAGGCGTTCGTCGGTGTCGTCTCGGTGTATCGCTTTGCGGTCTGGGTCCGCAACCCAGACTCCCTGGGAGTTAAGCGATGCCGTGGGCCTTGGGGAGACGGTCCAGTTAAGGTCGTTGGTGATGGCGAAAGCGGGCATGGTTTGTGAGGGGTTGCTTGGACTGAAATAACTATACCGCTTTCCTGTCGGAAAGGAAAGGGGGGTAAACCGCCCTTCCTCTGGAGCTAAGACCCGAACCTCAGTCTCTTTCCCACAATTGAGAGCACCGTTGACTACATTTCACCGGTCTGAGCGGGTAGCTCATTTTGGTTTTGAACGCATTTCTTTGTACTTCTTCTGCGTTCCTACCTGTAATCACTACTTGGGTCTTGCACAATGCCTCGTTGCCAGATAAAGCGGTGCAAAGCGCCAAGATCGCAATTGAAACTCTGTTCATTGTTCGTGTGAAAGTGGAAGCGGTGGGACTCGAACCTGAAACCGAGCCTTAGACCTCCGAAGTACCTTAACTTGCGGGCTTTTCCGGCGAAGAACCAAGTTCCTGCGATGCGGCTAGATATTCTTCGATGGCTGCATGAAAGTTGGATTCAAATTCAGCTATCGTTTCGCCGTGAAACGAGATAATGTCGTCGATGTCTATGACACGACCAACAATAATCTTGTCTTCAGTATCGAAGACCATACTGGCTGTGTAGTCTTTGTAGGCCATGGAATTGATCATGGCTTTCCGCACCCATGTAGAAGAATACGGTTCAGTAAGCATGTACAAACCTTCCTCAAACTTCCCTGTAGAGAGAATGATTTGGAGGGCTGTTTGAGTTTGTTCGTGAAGTTGCCTGTACTCCTCTTCCTGTGACTCGGTCAATTCTTCTAGGTCTTCTCCAGTCAGAATTTCGTGTATGTCCCCGATAACCCAACTGTTGCCATACGGTCTTTTCGGGTCTATTTCCGGAGCACCGAATTCACAGTTGCTCCACCCAACGTGCATTCTTCTCAGCAGTTTCAGGTGGTTTTGAGTTAGGAGAAAGAAGGTCTTGCTGTTAGTCATAACAAAAATGGGAATGGGACCGGCAGGACTCGAACCTGCAACCGCGCCTTTAAAAGAGGTAATTTAATTGCTGATGTATCTTTGTCAAGATAACTTTTCGTGCTCTACCAGTTGAGCTACGGTCCCGTATTTGATCCGAAAACTACCTGGAGCGATATTGAAAGTTTTTTCTTAGCCCTTGAGCTACTCTCCAATGTTAGTGGGTTCAAAGGTTAAATTAAACCACTCCCCGTCAGAGTTACAAAACAAGAGCTTAGAGTCGCTGTCGTCGGGGTAAAGCCAGATCAGCATGTTCTTTAACGATTTGTTTTGGGAGTTTTTGGGTAGGGTCTTACCTCGCTTCAGTCGATACAATAAGTCATGCCCTATCCCTTTACTCGGCACGTCTAACCGTATCCCCTTGTCACCGTCAAAACCTGCTTCAGTGGGTGTCATATCTTTTTGTTCTATCTAAGTTTGCTTGGCAAATTACTTGGATCGAGAATAAAGGTCTTTTACTATCATTATGGAGATAAAGTTTGGGTTTAGCTAGATAGTTGTTTTTCCCAAGAGAGTTGGGGTAAATCGCTGAACTATCTATGTTTGCCGAAGGCAAAGTCGAAGAGGCAAGATTCGAACTTGCGTATGGCGGTTCCTTTTGCGTATTGGGTAGTTGCTGAATTACCTAAGCTAGGTAATCTTTTTGCATTACCGCTGCCTAACCACTTGGCTACTCTTCGGTTTTTCGCACCGCTTTGCTGGGTGTAGGTTAAGGGGGGCAAGGAGTGGAACCTTGAGCTCCACATCCGTATCATAGGTTGAGAGTGCTAAGGGTAAACGGACTCAAGCAGAGACCCTCACTCGGGGCCTATCGCGGGGCACCACCCATATACTCTCGAAAGGCGTTCATAAAGCACCTTACGTCCTCCTCGTAAGATGTGTCAGGGTCGTACCACGAGAAGGGGACTTTTTGCGATATCTTCTTGGAGAAAATAAGGTCATACTTGGCTTCATCGGAGAGCTTAGACTCGTAGATTGAGTTTGCCTCTCTGTACACTTTGCTTAACTCCTCAAAGCCCTCTACCTCTTCGTTCGACTCCATGGCACCTCCATACCACTCTTCGAGGGACTCCACAATTTCTCCAAGCCTTGCGGCGTAGGTGTGTTGGTCGTCCCTCAGTAAACTGTCACGAAAAGAGCGCAATTGACTCAGGGGTTTGTTAAACTTCCACATTGCTTTAGGGCTAACGGAGAAAGGAGGCATCCCCGAGAAGATGCTGTGTTCTGGGGGGTGTTTTCCATACGTGAACTATAGCGGTTTTACTGAGCGAAGGAAAGGGTGAAAACCGAACCGCTAGGGGCGGTTAACCGCCCTGGCTCAAATTTGTTACTCGTCGAGTCCCCTTGTACAACTCGATAACTTCACCATCTTCCGACACTCTTACGTCGTAATGGCGGTACTCGGTTGGTATTTCGTGTCCAACTAAGGGTGTGAAGTCTCTTAGAAAGTTCTCCCAAGAAATAACATTGTCTAGGCCACGACTTCGTAAGTTTTCTACAAGACTGTCGTACTCCTCCCGCAAAGAAGAGGAAAAGGGAGCCCACTCGCTATGCGATTCACTTGGTTGACCTTGCATACAAATTCGACAGTAGCAGAAGCAGAATGAGTGACAAAATGGACACAGAGCCTAAGATTACGATTGGGCTAAACACTGAGAGCCATGGCCAGGTTATTTGCCCCGTTAATTTCAACCCGAGGAGGAGACCCTGGGCTGTCATTAACGAAACTGCGAGATTCTCAAACATTAGTTATTTCTCATGCGAAAGTAGTTGAAGAATCATCCAAAGGGCTCCCAACCCAAGTAGAAAGATTGGCACAAGGGTTGGTGAAAGCACTGTGAGCCAGGGCCAGGAAACCTGACCTGTTACCTTCAGAGTTATGAAAACGGTTTGCAGAACGATGCAGAGGGCACCCGGCAATTTGATCCAGATCATGCTCCTTCAGCAAATACGGCACCGACAGCGTCGTACCTTTCAGTGTAAACAGCGTCACGCATAACCCCTACAGGCGTAATTACCCCGCCAGTAAGCACAGCTTTCAGGATTGAAGGGCTGCATCCGGAGACCAGGCAAGTTCCCGTATCATGCATTTTCATAGGTACGTTGCCGCTAGAGCTAACATTCCAGAAGACAAGTTCCGGCAAGGAATACCCTGCTTGAGCATACTTGATTCGCACCGCCTCAAAGTTTGTTACCGAGTTGTTTCTGCAGCAGGAGTCAAACTGCATGTCTGAGACAATGATAAGCTTGCGAGGCATTTCCCCTTCAGGAATATGGTTCCTCGTTGCGGTAGCCAACACAAGATTGAAGACTGCCTGCAGGTCCGTATTCATTCCCCAGGATGCGTTGGAAAGGTTCCTGATGCGTTGAGCAATTGTAGAACCTGTGACCGTTTGCAGCTCGGGAGTTGCAGAGAATGTGAGGAACCTGTCTTTCCAGATTCCAGTGTTACGCTCAGCGATGTACATCGCCAGCGAGATTGAAACCGCCATGGGCATGCCGCCGTTATTTCCCATTGATCCTGAGACGTCGGCAATTACCAGGCCGTTCAGCTGCTCTCCTTCCATGTAGTTGGGTAGAGCCTCCCACATTAAGTTTAGAGTCTGATCGCTCCTCTCACCCCCGTAAAGGTACTTGTGCACGATCTCGTAAGGGTAGATCGTACCGGCATTGATTTTTGCCTCACCTTTCTCTACCGAGTCAAGGTAGGATTGGTAGCGGTCGCCGTCGCGCTTGGCGAAAGCTTTACGATACATGAAGCCTGCCCGAGAAGGCAACTTGCTATAGTCAATGCTTTCCCACTCACGGGCACACATTGGCTGCTCAACAATCTTGACTTGTGACCTGAGGGCAGTCAGGGCTTTGCGGTACTGCCTCTCGGTCCAACCCATTGCTTCGGCAATTTTTCGGCCAATCCTCTTAGAGTCCTGGCTGGAAGCGTTAATGGAAGGCAGCCACTTTGCCAGAAGTGACACTGACTTTCCAACTTCCGTATTTAGGTCGGCGTTCAGTTGTGCCTTAATTGCTTCGAGTGCGGTGCCCCAAACTAAGGTACCGTCGAGGGCTACCACATCATCCCAGCGACCGTACTGTGGAATCAGGCTAACTAGCCTGGCACCAATTGCAGCGTCATTGCGGACGAGTTCTTTAAAAACTTCTCGAAAGATCTTTCGCTCTCCCTGGCCCCCACGAATGTCGCGTGCCCAAAACAAGATTCGAGTTGCGGTCTCAGGGGCGTCTGCGTAGGCAAGGTTGAACAGTCGAGTTGCTTCGCTGATGTTGTCACGGCAAGCTGCAATCTTTCCAAAAAGGTCCAGGCACTTAGACTCGGTGGATTTGTATGCCTTTGCACCGTTAGCGGTGATGGTTTGGTTAAACTCGTTTTCGAGTGCGTTTAAAAAGGATG